AAAGAGTGTCATCATAACCCTGTTCCCCACTGACGAACACATGTTCACAGGACACAAACACACATAGCACCACCTAACACCACCTAACACCACACTACACAACCCAACTTAACAATGTTTCACGTGAAACAATGACCCACCAGGCAACGTGGTGGATTATGTGGAATTACAAAAACACTTGTATTCTAGAACACTTGTGCTATAATATGACTGTGAAGAAGGAGGGCAGGAATTATGAGTAGGATTTACAAACATTCACATAATCCTAGTGATATTACTATGGATAATATTAACAGAATTGTTGATATTATAGAGACGTATTTATGTGATTATAAACTTGGTTTTCATTTAGTTTACCAGCGTAGACATTTAATAAGAATGGATATTAGTAAATTAAATTCAAAGAGTGTAATAGCTAGTTATTCGTTTCGCTATAACACTATGACGTTATTTAAACGTAAGGTTTTACAAGGTGCCGTATCACTTGAGGATATGATTAAAGAGAATGAGAGGCGCGGATATGAGTATTTACAATGATTTAATAATTGCAAGTTGGTTTATCTGTGTGGTATTATCTGTATATCAAATTTATCAACAATGCAAAGGTAATTTTAAATATTATAAGGTGTCAAACAGATACATAACTAACATTATAATGATGATTATAATGTTAGTTATGTGGTTTGTATTAATAAATATGAAATATGATGAATTAATGGAGGTGTGCAATGTAAAATATTAAAGTGTTATGACTTCACTCAAAAGCGTATAGGTTGTAAATTGTTATGCTACTACAAAATTAGGCAACTTAAAATAAATTAATTGAAAAAGCAACAGTTAAAATTAAAAGGAGAAAATTAAAAATGGAAAATTTAGGAAATGAAGTAATGGCAATGGAAAATACAGGGTTAGTTGTGACTGAGGACATGACGCATGAGCAACGTGTTAACTTATTCAACGCGGTAAACAATGCCGAAGGTTTATCAGATCAAGTCGGTAAAGATTTATGGTTGACTGGTTATATCGTGCAAGATGTAGAAAAGGAAAACGAAAAAACAGGTGAAATTATTTGTTCAAAATTAATCACTGTAATTGATAAAGAAGGCAAGGCATATGCCACAAATAGTAAACCTTTCTTACAATCATTGAAGCAATTAAAACAGGTATTTAACTATGATTGGTCGAAAGAACCGGTATGTGTCACAATCATTCAGAAAAAATCGAATTCAAGTTCAAACAAATATTTAAGCATGGCTGTTAAATAGCCTAATAAATTAAGGGTGTTAGCCAAACACCCTTTTATTTTTTGACTTAAAGGGGGTGTTTAAAATGGCTAAAATGCGAAAATCGTTTAAGGATGTTAAGCGGTTAAGAAATGCTATAGCAAGCGCTAAACGAACTGCTACAAAAGCGCAAAATTTAGGGCAGGATGTTGTGTTCACAGACATTCGAACCATTAAAGATTTTAACGATCGTAAAGAGTTTAACAGGTATTTGCGTTCGATTGAAAAATTCAACAAAGAAAATAGGTTTATCGAAAATAAATATGGTGTTGTTTTTAATCGAAATAAAATTGAAAAAGCTAATAAATTAATTGATAAGCAAAATAAGCAACGTAAAAAACTTTCAAAGTCTGTTGGCTTAAGTAAATTAAATGAAACTAAAGGAGGAATTGTAACACCTATAAGTGTTAAAAGTGCCAGGTCAACTTTGCGCGATGATCGTGGTGGGTTTTTTGAGCCTGTTCACCATGTTAACATTCAATCTTATAGATATCCTAAACAATTGGACAAACGAATTGAAAATTTAAAAAAGAATACAAAGAAGGAAAATCAGAAAATTAAAAACCTTAGAAGTAATTATAAAATAGCGATTAATGAACAAATAAGAGGTGGTAATATCACAAAAAAGGAAGGTAAACAATTAATTAAAGATATAAAATCATTATCGGATAAACAATTATTACAATGGTTTTATCAAGAACGTAAGGCGGTTTCAGTTTTTAATTATATTGACATGTCACGTGAATACACTAAAAACCAAATGTTTATTAATGAACAATTAAGCAAAAATATTAGAACGGATATGTCAGATGTAAAAGATAGTTTAGCGGTATTTACCGGACGTGCCTATGTTAGTGGCGGTGTGGTTAAGTATAAATAATGTAAAGGGGGTTGTAGTATGTCAAAGAAAAAAGAGCCTAAAGAAATATGGGCTTGCGATTTTGAGACTACAACCGACCCTTTAGACTGTAGAGTTTGGGCATGGGGCGCAAGTTTTGTTAGTGATTCAAGCGTGAAAGAATATGGGAATAGTATTGACGGTTTCATTGAATGGTGTAAACAGAAAACACGTAAATTATATTTTCATAATTTAGCTTTTGATGGTGAGTTTATTGTAAGCTGGCTTTTAAGTAATGGTTATGAATATTCGGATAAGCCTAAAACCGGATGTTTTAAAACAATTATATCGAATACAGGTTTATGGTATTCCATCGAAATATGGTGGAAATATTCAATTTATAGATCAACAAAAACGACTATATGGGATTCGTTTAAATTAATTCCATTTAGTATTGAGAAGATCGCACATGATTTTAATTTACCAATACGAAAATTAAAACTAGATTATAAGGCTAAACGTGAGGTAGGACACGAGCTAACACCACATGAAGTTGACTATCTTTTCAATGATATTGATATTGAAGGTATGGCACTAAACGAATGCTTTAAATTAGGATTTAACAAAATGACAGCCACTAGTTGTAGCTTTGACGCATTCAAGAAAACGTTGCCTATGTCGTTCGAAAAGATATTCCCACCTTTAGAAATGAGTGTGGACACTGATTTAAGACCGGCTTACAGTGGTGGTTTCGTGTGGGCAAACCCAGAACTAAAAGAGAAAGAAATAGGGCAAGGAATCGTGTTTGATGTAAATTCCTTGTTTCCCAGTCGTATGTATTATGAATTATTACCGTATGATACACCTATTTACTTTGAGGGTGAGTATCAACAAGACAATGAATATCCGCTATGGGTAGGCGTTGTTAGTTTTGCTTTTGACATTAAAAAAGATCATATACCTTGTATTACATTGGATAAGTTTTCTAGATTTTTTGGTAGTAAAAAATATGTAACTAGTTCAAATGGTGACATCGTGAGAATGACTGTCACAAGTGTTGATTGGGAGTTATTTAATGAACAATATGATATTTATGATGTGGAGTTTATCAATGGATATAAATTTAGGGCGTGTGTAGGTATGGCTAGGCAATTTATTGATGAGCAAATGGAAATTAAAAAGAATTCTAAAGGTGCACAAAGATTTATTGCAAAAAGACAATTAAATTCGGTGTATGGAAAATTCGCAACGAACCCAAATGTAACGCCTAAAATTCCTTTTATTGATAAGGATGATGGCATATTAAGACTTCACGACCCTATGTTTACAACCTATGTAGATGGAGAAGTGAAAGAGGTTATTGATGAACAATTTAGGGATCCTATTTATTTACCATATGGTGAGTTCGTAACCGCCTATGCACGTAAATATACAATTACTACCGCTCAAAAAGTAGGTATACATAGAGTCGCATATATTGACACGGATTCAATACATCTAGTTGGTACACAAGTTCCGGACGCAATAAAAGATATTATTGACGATAAAGAATTAGGATATTGGGGTTTAGAATCTGTGTTTAATCGTTCTTATTTCATTGGCGCTAAAAGTTATTTGGAAGAAATTGAAATCAGTTATAAGGAATATGTTGAGCACCAGCAAGAATACATAAGTGAAAATGATTGCAAAGATAAGTTGTATTATATTCGTGGGGGTGTTTGTTATTATTTGAACGTAAAATGCGCCGGCATGACCCAAAAAGCTAAACAAAATGTAACATATGATAACTTTAGAGTTGGAAATGTAATTAATGACTGTTTCAAGAAAACTCATGTACCAGGTGGTATTGTATTAGTCGATAGACAATTCAGCATTAAAAGTAGATAGGAAGGTGATAAAGTGATAAGTGTTTTAATAAATATATTGTATTATTTATTTATGGCATTTTGTTGTTTAAGTATAACATTTCTATTTGTCGTGTATATTATAGGAATGGCATTAATGATTATTTGGATTATAAAGGAGTAGAAGATGAGTTTTATGTTTTTAATGATATTAATGTGTATTATTGTGTTAACATTTTTTTGTTTGATTATATATTGTAAATATAAGTCATTGATTGATAATTATGAATATTTGAATAAAGAACTTGATAGTTTATCTTATGAAGTTTATCATCGTGATAATGCAATATTTAAGAAATGTGATAAGACTCTAAAAGAATTTAATGCGATAATGTTTGGAAATCCACCACTAAAAAATAAAGTGGTGGTTGTGAGAAGTATAAAAGATTATGATTATAGCGCGTATAGAAAAGATATTGACGCATTAAATGAATATCTAAAGGATGGCTGGAGTATTGTTAATCATGAAACAAATGAATTTGTACATACGTATATACTAGGTAAACCGCTGGCATGGTGTAAAGAAAATGGAGGTGATAATAATGATGAGTGAAAAATCAAAAGAAAATCGAAATAAATGGTATCGAGATCATGTTAATAAGTATTGTGTTTGCGTCAATAAAAATGAAACTGAAGTTGTTAATTTCATTGAGAATTTATTGAAACATAAGAATTTTAGTTTCTACGTTAAAAATAAAATTAAAGAAGATTTGGAAAAAAGAAAATAATCTGTTATTATGTTTACGTAAGGAATAAAGAACGGAAATCAGACATGCATGTTAGGCTTACTCGCGGTGAAACGTGCTAACAACATAATTAGGAATAGTAACCTAGCTGGTAACACTTTAAACTTTACAACCTATATTTATGAAACCCTCATAAAAGAGGGTTTTATTTTATATTGACTTTACAGTATTAATATAATATATTTATAAATAGAAGGGATGTGTAAAATATGGAACGTGATGAATTGAGAAACAAATTTACGGAAGTGTTAACGGTTGAAGATCAAGCCAAACGCTCGACTATGTTAAATGATATGCGTTCGGAAGTTGAAAAGACTTTTACAGAGTTGGATAATTTAAAAACATTAAATGAAAGTTTAGTTGATAAAAATAACATGTTAACGGAAGCAAATTCAAAACTATTTATGCAAATTGGGGTTGAAAAATCAGAGGATAAGAAACCACAACACAATGGTTTAGATCTACGCAGGCTAGGCGTATAGAAAAATGAGGTGATTAATATGTCAAGAACAACAGGAAAAGATGTTGCAAAAACAATTAAAAATGATTTAGGTCTAGAGAATGAACCAACAGGCCAAGAAGTTGCCAGTGCAATGTATAATTTAAGTTCAAGTAATTTTAGAAGTACAATTGGCGACCCAAACGAAACAAGTTCTTTAGAGTTTATGAACGGCTTGCTAGAGTATCCGGATACGTTAGGTGTTGAGTTTATGACGCTAGCTACTCGAATTGGTAGGGTTATCGCTCATAGAAATATTTTAAGGAATAAACTAGCTCCATTTAAAATGGAAAACATGGGTTTAGGCTATACAATGGAGGAATATTTTGTTGAGTGTGCAAAAGAGCATGCTTATGATCAAGCCGACGCGGAAAACACTTTATTTAAACGTGAACTTCCGGACATTAAAACAGCCTTCTACATTGTAAACAGAAAAAGTTTTTATCCGGCTACTATCACAGATGATGATTTAAGAAAATACTTTGTTAGCTGGGATGGTGTAAATAGTTTAATCGCACGTATTGTTGATTCTATGTATAATGGAGATAACAAAGATGATTATAACTATATGAAATCTGCTTTAGTTACACACTATGAAAATGGATTAATGAAAATCGTTAAAACAAATGCGGTGACGGATACAGAAACGGCTAAAGAGTTAGCGCGTAAAATTACAGAATACGCGTCATATTTGACAGAACCAACAAATGAATATAACGCAATGGCGGTCACTAAACAAAATGACTACGAAGATATTTATGTAATTTTGAATGGTAAAACAAATAGTTATTTAAACGTTGATTGGCTGGCTCAAACATTCCAATTAGAGTTCGCTGAGTTTAAAGCGCACGTTTTAGTTCTTCCAACTTTGCCTAACACAAATCAAGGAACGATTGAAGCGTTAGTTGTTGATAGTGAAATATATCGTGTATTCGATCAGAAGTATAGTGTAGGTGTTGCCTATAATGCTAAAGGTTTATATTGGAACTACTTCTTACATCACTGGGAAGGTATTGCAACAAGTAGATTTGCAAACGCTATTGCATTCGTATCTGGTACAGTTGAAGAAAAAGTAACGGCAATTTATGCTAACCCTCAAGTAGTACAGGTTAAAAAAGGCGGAAGTGTAACAGTACCGTTTACCGTACAGACTAGTGGATTAAACGCGCCAATTAGATTAACTGCTACACCAGGCAACGCAACAATGGTTAGTGCAACGTTGACGGGTGATTTAAGACACGTTACAATTAAAGGATTAGACGCGATTACCGTTGAAGGATTAACCACAGTAACAATCACAGACACAAATTCTAGTGTGACATGTGGTATTAAGGTTGTTTATAACGTATAGTTGTGTTATAATATCAGCGTCATGAGTAGGACATGACACCCCTCCTTTCTATTATTTAGGTAAATTGCAACTTGGGAAAAAGAGTTATTAATTTAACTCTTTTTCTTTTTTATTTAAAATTAGTTGAACATTCAACTATTTTTTATTATGATAGAAAAAGAAAGAGGTGATTAAAATGAAAATTATTTTAGTAGCATTGGTTTTTAATGGGTTAGATCTTATTACTGGAATTGTTGGAGCGATTAAAGATGGTGAACAAATAAAATCTAGTAAACTGAGAGATGGACTATTTAAAAAAGTTGGATTTGTGTTCTGTTACGCATTAGGTGTATTAATTAATTATGCTGAAAATTTGTTGGCTTTACCTTTTGGGGTAGACCTAGTGCCGGTGATTTGTACTTATGCGATCGTTACAGAAGTAGTTAGTGTTATTGAGAACATTTCTAAAATTAACAGTGATATTTTACCGGACAAGCTAAAAGAATTAATTGGATATAATGGAGGTAAGTAATATGGGTGTAATTGATGAAAGTAAATTAAACAATATTTTACCAAAATATGACGAGTTAAAGTTAAGTGGTAAAAATCTTGCTCAACAATATGTCAGTGCATTTAATACGGGCATGAATATTTACCAATGTATCAACCAATTGCAAGGTTATATTGAATGGGTGATAAAAGCTGTGAATGATGTTGTGGTGCAGTGGAATGAGACTGTAGACTCACAAATAAAATATGTTATAAACGAATCTGTAAAGGAATCTGTAAAGGAATCTGTAAACGCAAGTAAACAGGCTACTACAGAACAATTTAATATTGAATGGGAAAAGGTACAACATACATTAGAAACACTTGAAAATAATGTTTCACTTATTAAACAAGGAACAACTGATTGTTATGTTTTGACAGAAAGCAAAGATAAAAATATTAAAAAATTAGATTATTATCTTAAATATGATATTGATTATTTACCAACTGCGCCTTATTATGATAATAACTTACTTATTCGTGATTTAGACTTAGAAGGTTATACAGTTAAGACATCATTATTAAGTAATAACATATATAAATTAAAAGAAAAAACTACAGGTAAATTAATAGATTATGTTTATTTTATGCTAGATGATAATGTAACAGTCACCACAACAAAAGACACAGATCTTGTATATACTCAAATAGCATTGAAATATTTACCGTATTTCGCTAAGCTTAAAACCAATACACCTACTTCAGGACGTTTGCATGTTGACGCGTGCATTTCGATTATTTTAGAAAAAACTAGCTCATAAGCTAGTTTTATTTTATTATATAGTAGGAGGTGTTAATTATGGATAAAAAAGAATGTGAATTATCAAGTATTTATAAAATGAAAAAACCGGAAGATATTCCCTATAACTTACCGGAAGGTTTAAGCGTTTATTTTTATATTGAGTTTTATATGCAAGCTATGCACATATTAAAAGATGTGGATTATGAGCGCTATAATATATGTAAAGAGAAGCTACACGAATTAATAGTGTTAGAGGAGGAATTAAATTTATGAAAGCCGGTCAAAAGTTAGTACATGATGGCCATGAAGTGTGTTTATTTCCTATGGAAACAATGAATATCACGCAATGGTCAAGTCCATCATCATATAGCCATTGTTGCGGACATCCTTTTGATAATGCAATTAGTGGACAAGTTAGAGTACCTGTATATGCTCCATTTAGTTGTCATTTATGCTATAGTGATAATCAAGGTAATACACGCGCCTACAGTTCAGATAATCCCGTATGGACACCAAACGGGTTAAGCTATGTCACTGTAAGCTTTACCCATGATTCCAACCCACCAACCGCAACACAATATAAACAAGGTGATCTGATTTATCACACGGGTACGGCTGGAATGGCTACAGGTGACCACTGTCATATCGACCAAACATTTACACAAAATGCGGGGTTAGTTGCTTATGGTGTTACATGTCAATATGGTAATGCGTGTTATGCGTTAAGTGGGTCAGCACTACCAACACAAGTATTTTATGTTAACGATACAAATATTGTAAATGGATACGGGCAACAGTGGAAAACATTTGAGGGGGGTCAACCTCCAACACCCGAACCAGGTTACAAATATATTAAACATTATTTTATGTTAGACGGTCTAGGAATTGAATTTGGCTTTTATAAAACAAAAGAAGAAATCAAACCCGAACCGCCAACACCAACAAGTAAATGGTTTATTCCCGGTGATATTAATAACACAAGACCACTCACAGAAGATGAGTCCAAACAAAATTGGTTAGCATTTTGGCAATTTTTTAAGGCAAAAGGTTGGACTGCAAATGCGATTGCTGGTATATTGGGAAACTCTTATTTTGAAAGTACCGTTAACCCGAATAGATGGGAGGGTGATGTTCCATTTGCACAACCGGTAGCAAGTCGTGGATATGGGCTAGTTCAGTGGACACCTTGGACAAAAATAATTGACTGGCTAAAAGAAAAAGGATATTACCCGGATGTTTCTAAGTTTGGAGTTGGTGAGTGTGAGCGAATTCAATGGGAAATGGAAAATAATCAGCAATGGATAGCCACATCAGCTTATCCCGAAAGTTTTGCAAGCTTTTCAAAATCCACCGCCGACCCTTATACACTAGCTATAGAATTTCTAGCCAACTATGAAAGACCAGCCGACCCAAACCAACCACAACGTGGAACTAAAGCACGTGAAATTTATAATTATATCAAAGATAAATAAAATAGTTGAACATTCAGCTATTTTTTAATAAGATAAAATAAAAGGAGATGATTAACATGAGTGTAGGAGTTGTAAACAGTCAATTTACACCACAAAGTAAAATTTATTTATTGAAAGGTTTAGAAATTGACGCAATGAATAACACTTTTTGGGGTGCATTCGACAAACCCGAAAAACAATTTAATTTTTTCATAAATAACTATGACCACATTGTATTTGAAAATTACACGTATCAAAGAAAAGATGGTACGGTAGTCGTACCTGGTGTTTATGATGATCTACGTTTATACAATTATTTAATTTATCAAAATGGGTCTACAGGTAATAAAGCGAAATGGATTTACTGCTTTATTACAAGTTTAGGTTACTTAAATGACAATGCCACTAGTATTAGCTTTGAAACAGATGTAATACAGACATGGCGGTTTGAAATTGAAAGTAATTTTATGGAGTCATACATAGCATATGAGCATAGGCCACAATATTATGATACCGGTGATGGTGTACACCGACCTTGTATTAATACACAACCGGAGAATTTAGAAATTGGAACGGATTTAATTAGCGATAAACAATATTTAATAGACATTACTCAAAATATTAGTTTCGCTGTGATTGGTATGACTTGTGATATGTCAGGAAAAGATAGTTTTACAAATCCACAGTTAGGTACACCGTCCCAAATTAATTATTATATATTACCTTTTAATAGAGACACTGGAACGGATATAACTACATTAAAAATTGGAAGTGTTAGCGGTCCAACGGTCGCGATTAGCGGACTATCAAGTATATTAGACGGTATTCGAAAAAATGAAAAATTAGTAGGTAAATGTGTTTCTATAGTGGTAACAAATTCAATCCCCGGTTTAGTTGTCGAAAGTGGTCAAATTGTAATTAAGCGAAACTGCTTTATTGGTGAAGCACAAGGCGGCTACCTGATATTAACATATAAACCTAAAACAATGAATTCAATGCTTGAAAATGATTTAAGCGCATTTCCAAAAACACGTATATATGATATACCGGCTTTTATTGGATTTACTCAATTCACAAAATTATATGCGTACCCATATAGCTATTTAGTTATTAGTGACAATAACGGAACAACAAAAGTTTTTAAAAATGAGTTATGGCAGGACATGAAAAACGCACAATTTATTTGTGTAGGCTCACCAAACAGTGCAAAGATAAATATAATACCATTAAATTATAAGGTTAACAAGTCAGATGATTTATATTCAAATTTAATTAATTTAGATAATTCGTTTGAATCACAATATGAAACTAGCTTACCTATTATCAGTGATACAACCGCATTAATGTTACAATCATCACGTAACTCTATGAACGTTGGGTTATCCAATATTAGAAGATCAAATGAAACAAATTCAGCTATAGCCAGTGCAACCGGTAATGCGTTAAGCGCTCAGACAAGCTTACAAAATAACTTGAATTTAAGTATTACCGCACGCAACACAAATTTAGCTAGTAACTTAAATGACTTACAAAACAAATCAAATATGATAAATGCCAGCATAGGCGCTATAGGTGGTTTAAGTGGTGGTATCGCTAGCGCGTTAACCGGTAATATTGGTGGTGTTGTTGGTAGCTTAGTTGGAGCTGGTTTAGGTATTGGGCAAACAGCCATGCAAAATCAAATAAATACAAAACAAACTAATTTACAAAACGCAAATGCACTTGCAAACGCAAATGCACAGGCTAGTGCTAATAGTCAATCAACCGAAATCGGAAATCAATTAAGACAGTTAACAACACAATATCAAAATCAAACTAATATTCAAAATGCTATGGATAGTTATAATGCACGTATTCACGACGCACATGCGACTGCTGACAGTATTGTAACTGGTTCTAATGATCTAATGCGACAAATAGCACTAGATTTAAACACATTTGTATTATATGTTTATAGGCCAACAGACGAATATAAACAGAAACTAGAAAAAATATGGAACATGCGCGGATATGCTACAAATACAATTGACTACCCTAACTTACATTCTAAAGCATCATGGAACTACATTCAAACCGTAAAATGTAATATTAAAGGCACAAATATCGACCCGAACGATTTGGAAAAAATAAAACGTGTATTTGATAATGGTATTACTTTATGGCACAATAAGAATGTTGGTAATTATAGTCAAAGTAACGGTGAAAGATATTCATACACAAAGTGTGACAAATACGGAAATTATAAAGAAAAGAAAGTACATTAATATAAAAGGTTGACGGTTCAACCTTTTTTATTTAACATATAATTAAAGGAGATGATTAAAATGAATTTATTGAATGATACAAGTTCGTTCACAGATTATTGTAGAAATGCAGTTGATGTTGCTACTATGAATAATGGTGAGGCGGATTTTATTTATTACACATACTTACAAATGTTGAGTTTAAACATGTTTAAATATAAAGGTTTGCCCGAATCCATTAATACATTCTATTTAGAATATGTTTTACAAACACGCGGTTACATTGGTTTTTATGATGATGAAAGGTTAGGTTTGATATGTAGTGAGATAACATTGGGTGGTCGATTAAACCACTACACTTTACCGACCGAATATCATACAGTTTCCACAAGCCCACTTATTAAAAAGACATTAACAAGTGATGAATGTGTAGTTATGAAAAACAGCCCTTTATATGTTGGATTATTCCCATACTTAAATTTTTATGCTAAAAAATTAGCTTTAACAAGTCGAACTATGGATCAGAATTTAACTATGCAGTGGACACCGTACATCATTACAGGTGATAGGAGAATGTTACAACAATTTAAAGTTTTCATGAAGAAGATTTTACAAGGTGTGCAAACGATCTTTACTTCAAAAGGATTTAGGACAGAGGATATTAATATACTACAAACGAACGCACCTTTTATTGCCGACGAATTGCACGGAATGAAACAGGCGATTTTAAGGGAGTGCATGACATTCTTAGGGATTGAAAATGCGAATATGGATAAAAAAGAGCGATTAGTTTCGGATGAGGTCAACGCTAACAATCAGCAGGTTATCGCGTCTAGAAACATTTGGTTAAGCGAACGTAAAAAAGCGATTGAAGAATTAAACAAAAAATTCGGATTAAATGCAAGTGTTGAGTTTGCACCGTATGAAGATTATGAACAAATCATGAAATTACTTGAATTAGATTCAAACACAAGTATTAAAGATTTTAATATTAATAAAAATTTGGATGTTAAAGAAGGTGATGACAATGATGAATAAATTAAAAGTTCCTAACTATTTATTGACTTTGCAAAGTCCGGTGCTTGTTGAAAACACCGAAACAATATGCGGTGTGTGTCACAATTTAGCATTATCAGAATTAATTGACTCTCAATATGAATTAAGCGATATGGAAGTGTTAGAGATCGCACGAAAAAAGATTTTCGATTTTAGCTATCCTTTCTATGATGATGTTGAAAAAAGAAAAGCTTTTGAAACCGGTATTTTAAAGCATTTTTGGTTTGATGAAATCGGACAAGAAACATATGCGTATTGGAAATTTGAGCTTCAACACTGGTTTGAAATCAATATGGATAGATATTATACCTTATTTAAAACTATCCCATTCCAAGACCAAGACGACCCAACCGCAAACACGAACTATACAGAAACTTATACGCGTGATTCTCGAGGAAACACGCAAGCGAGCGGAGAAGATACGAGTATCGCTTTACAATCTGTGACTCCGGAAGGTCGTGTTGACATTGAAACAAACGACTATGTTAATAACATCGCTAAGACAATTACCAAACCAAAAAGCGCAAATGATACGACAGGCCACGAACAATACAACTTTACGCGTAAAGGTAATATCGGCATCCAAACACTAGCGGAAGTATTACAAGGCTCGAGACGTGCGGTTATTACAATCGAAAACGAGTTATACGCGGAATTACAAGAATATGGATTATTTTTTAATATATTCTAGGGAGTAAAAATATGAATATTGATGTAAATAAATATTATAATTATAGGCAAAAAGTATTAGGTACATATGTAGATCGTGATCACTATTACGGCTCTCAATGTTGGGATTTGTATTTTGACTGGTGTGAAAAGAACGGATTTAAGGGTGCTAATTGTACAAGTAGCGGATATGTTAAAGATATTTGGTTGAACCGAAAAACAAACGGAATGACATGCAATTGTGTTGAAATCACAGATCTACAACCAGGTGCAATCGTTGTTTTCAAGGAAGTACCAAACATTACACCTTTAAGTCATATCGCTATTTTCGATAGTGATATTAACGGTGCATATGGTCGCTTTTTAGGGGCTAACCAAGGCGATAAGAATGGTTTAGTGAATATCGTATCACTACCATATTCAGCCACATTCGACACGGCTTTCATGCCTAAAGCTATGATTTTAAGTGATGAAAAAAGTGAGAAGGTATTAAATGAAATTCCAAGTGATTTTATTAAGGAATATGGAACTTTCTATCCAAATTGCACAATTAAAATCAGAGAAGCACCAAGTCAAAAAGGTAATGACACGGGTTTATATTACACAAACGGTATGAGTGTAAGATATGACGGTTATGTTAAACGTGATGGCTATGTATGGATTAGTTGGATTGGTGGCAGTGGTAAGCGTCGCTGGATGGCTGGCGGTGAGTTAAACTCAAAAGGTATTAATTACCTACCATATGGAGCATTCAAATGACAAAATCAATTGATTGGTATAGCCCTACAAACATAAAGTCATATAACAAATTTTTAAATTTCATCATTGGTGGTCGTGGTATAGGTAAAACGTATGGATTTAAAAAAGACTGTATCAGCCGATACAAGAAAAAAGGAAAACAATTCCTTTATCTAAGACGTTATAAAACAGACCTAAAGAAAATAAAAACATTTTTAAATGATCAGTTTGAAAACTTCAAAGATGATGAATTTAAAATCACAGGTGGTAGCAACTTTACCACCTTTTATATGAATGGTTGTGAAATGGGATACGCCACATCTTTAACAGCATTCGCAAGTTTAAAATCAACTAGTTATGTAGATATTGACACAATTATTGTTGATGAGTTTATACCGGAAAAGGCAGGATTTAACGCGTACATCCCAAATGAAGTTGAAATATTATTAAATATCATTGACTCTATATTTAGACAACGAGAAGGACATGTGTATTTATTAGCAAATAACGCTAGTATCGTTAACCCATACTTTAGTTATTTTGGTATCACACCCAACCCAAACAAAGAATTTAATACATTTAAAGGTAATGAATCCGTCGAACAAATCGTTGTTCAAATATGTCAAAATGAATATAAAAAAGGAAACAAAGAAAAATCGAAATTTCATAAATTAATATCCGGAACGACATATGGAGAGTATAACGCTGGTAAGTTTGCGTATGATACAAATGACTTTATTAAAAAGAAAACAAATGTATGTGATTATTTATGTACACTATACTATGATGATATCTATTATGGTGTATGGATGGATATGAACACGGGTTATGTTTATATCAACCAACAGATTAATAAAGAATACGGATATTGTTATTCTATTGGAAGTAATAACCGTGAGAATATGATGATAGCTAAGTTATGGCGTAAAGATCAAAGATTAAACATGTTAATACGATCGTATCGTGACGGGTGTGTTTATTATAACAATCAGGAAACGAAAAGATTATTAAGTTACATACTCAGTAAATATTAAAAGAGTGATAATTGATATCACTCTTTTATTTAATAAAATCTTTAAGATCATGTTTATTCACAGTATATAAATAATACTCATGTTTTGAACCATATTTATTATAATACTCAACATATGTATACAATATTATTTTATAGTCTTTAGAACGCGCAATAATCACACCGTCAAACGTAAAATAAAATTCTAGTTCAATTTTAATGTCTGTGTTCATTTTATCACCTACCATTTCTCGCTATACATAGATACAAATGTATTATTAATGTACTCGTGTTTTCTAACACTAACCAATAATAAATAATATTGCCTATAACTAATCAGTCCTTGATTATAATAGGACTGAATTAAGTTCTCTCTTTCAATATCACTTGTAATACAAAGTGTTCTATTTAATTCAGAGCATAAACGATTAAGACTGGTATAATTACACATACGTTATCCCTTCTTTACAATTCTACAAACTTCTCTAAGCTTGTAATTAATCATTTCATTCAATTCAAGATAAGACAAATAATCGATATCTTTATCGTTATAAATATCCTCAGTCATATCAATACAATAACTAATATAATCAGATAAAGATTTTAACACGTTAGCTAGCTCATGCCATCCGTTAACTTGTTCTAAAACATAATCATATTGTTTTTGAATATGCTCTTTATATTTTTCCTTAGTCATATTGTGACCCTCCTTCTTCACAGTCATATTATAGCACAAGTGTTCTAGAATACAAGTGTTTTTGTAATTCCACATAATCCACCACGTTGCCTGGTGGGTCATTGTTTCACGTGAAACATT